TGGCAGATGTTGAAACTAATACGGCACTCGCCGTCACAGTAGGTAATGAACCACCCCCGCTCGCTGCAATGGTGATTGTTCCTGCTCCGTTGGTTATCGTTATGCCACTGCCTTGGGTTAGTGTAGCTGCCGTAGGCGTACCGGAAGTGCTGCCAATGATAAGTTGCCCGTTAGTCATAGTGGAAGACCATGCGGGTACACCAGTTGAATTGGTTACTAGCACAGCGCTATTAGCTGTAGCAAGGCCTGTTACTGTATTAGCGCTACTAGCATATAAAATTGTGCTAACAGAATAAGTGTCTGCAAATGTCGAGGTTGAGTTTATCCAATTGGTTGCATCAGAACGTAGCAATGTCCCTGCCGTTCCGGCTGTCGCTGGGTAGGTGGCTGTAGTAAATGTATATTTTGTTCCATCCGACTGTGCCAGTGTTCCGCTAGCGCCAATAGCACTTGTCGTGTTAGTTCCACCGTTTGCAATAGAAACCGGCACAGATAAATTGATTGTAACATCTGTTGCCGATACTCCAAATGCCGCCATCCCTGTGCCAACAGCAAGACCTTTGGTAGCTAGCGCTGGTCCAATGCCGTCGTTAACCAGGCTAGTTGTACCTGCATTTGATAATGTTACAGAAGAGCCTGTATCGCTATTGGTAATAGTAATTGAGGTGGCATTACTGGATAATGTTATTCCTGTTCCTTGGGTTAATCCTTTAGTAGCCAAGGAAGGGCCGGTACCATCATTTACTAATGTTTCAGTACCGCCAGCGCTACTTAATGTGACAGTGCTACCGCTCGTACTATCTACATATGTTTTAATAGCTTTTTGAGTTGCTAATAATGTATCTGAATCTGCGGACAATGTGCCATCTGTACTTATAGATGTAACAGTTGCGCCTGTAGCTCCTAACTGAACACCGCTATTAGATAACCCTAATCGTTCGCTACCTCCAGTTTGAAATGATTGGGTATCAGTACCAAATACAAATTTATTGTCAACATCACCACCATGCGCCAATGTACTGTCGATTAATACTGTCGGACTTGAGATATCGACTGCGCTGGCTCCATCTGTAATTAAAGTAATATTTCCGGATGTTGCCTCAATATTAAATCCAGTCACATAAAGAGTTCCGCCTAGCGTTAATGTTCCAGGGGTAACAATAGTCGATGATAAAGTAAATGTTGGGTCGGCTGACCCATCACCATCGGCAATATCAATTTGATTAGATGTTCCAGTTAAAACTCTTGTTGTTAATACGCCTGTGCTTGTGGTGCTTGCTAATATACCCGTTGCTTTTAATGACAATGGGTCAGAATTAGGAAGAGTTGCTGTTTCATTGGTATTGGTGATGAAGGTTGCTGTGGCGATAGGTGGTGTAGCATTATCTACATATGTTTTTACAGCGTATTGAGTGGGTAGTGTTGTGTGGCTATTGGCCGACAAAGTAGCGTCATCACTCACGGCATCATAAGGATCTGTCTCATTAACTATAACAGCCCCAGTATTGGTGTCCATAAAAATATCACCACTACCGCCTAATGCTATTTCTATATCTCCATTTTGAGGCGATATTAAATATAATGTCCCATCAGCATGCGATTTAACAACTAAAGCTACGTTCTCGTCACTACCATCTGAGGAAACAATAACAGGCTGTCCAGTTAATGAATTTTCAAATTGAACCCAATTGGCTGCTGTGGGACCGCCACTTAACCATTTTAGAAGATAATTAGCATCAGCATCTTTGATTCCGTCTCCTGGAAAATCAAACTGGCCGTTATCACCATCACGAAGACCGACGACAATGTCGGTTGTTCGCATAATGTTATCTTCTATAAACTGGCTAAACTTCTTGGACATTTCATTTCCTATACTGGAATAGCATATAGGGCCACGCTAACGTATGCGCCTGCCGTATCATGAGTAATAAATGACATTACGTCTTCAGACCATACATGACGGCCTAAGCCGCTAGAAATAACTTCTGTATCTGAGGTGGCGAAAGAACTTCCGGGGACATCCGCTGTACCGTTTATCGATAACAGCACGGTTGCTGTAGGGTTGCACCGTATTACTGCTATAAAAGCATTCCGGGTGGAAGCAGAAGCGCCTAGACCGATATTTCCTGGAACCGTAAAGTTCTTTTCTGTGTCTTGCGCAAGAGCAACATCGTAGATTAAATCTGCTTGTTGGCAGCTAAAATCATTTAAAGCCCCGTGAGGGATGTTTTGATTAAATATCTTGGCCATAAGGCTCTCTCCTAAATTAAGTTATACAATGCCGTAACGCGAATCTATTGTGTAATGAAAAAACATATATCCACTTTGAGTGCCAATTTCAGAGCCGTTATAATCTGTATAAGAAGAAGCATATTCACCTAAAGATATAGTGTAATCAGAGGTTGGAAGGTCAACATTTTTCCCAATGGCGGTAAATCTAATATTATTTAAACTTCCTGTAACAGGGGAATAGAGGATAGCCACAGGGCTCGATACACGTTTTAATTGCCTGTAATTAACAGAAAATGAACAGGGACGAACCTCATTAACAGAAGTCTCTCCAATGAAATTTACATCAGTTCTATATTCTGGGGGTTTTATTATTTGCCCATTAGCTGTAACGGTTCCTGGATTGACATCGGCGCCGTAACTTTTTTCATAATAATGTTCGAGTTCTTTTAACGTTAAACCATATGATAATGGCGCATAAGGTCGTGCTATTAACCCGGGGTTTGCAGAAATAGAGTCAAATACTATGGAATGAGACGTAGACTGCTCCTCAAATCCCACAACAATTGCCGCAAAAGTTGCGGTGGCTCGAATAGTATTAGAAACCCTATTCCATCCTTCCAGTGGCATTTCAGAGGTAAGAGAGTCAGAGCTGTAGGGAATTGTAAATCTAGCATCGCCGCGATAATTTCTTGGTATTTCTGTCCAATTACCATGAAATGTTGCCGGTTTTCCGTTAGCATCTAATGTCGAAATTAAACATTGATTTGTTCCTGTAGCTACAACAGGTAGAGATCCATCTGTTGTATACCATAAAGAAACCGTCCCTGCTGCGCCCCCCACTAAATTAGTATAAGCGTCAATAACAACAGAAAAATCATTGGATAATAGTGTTCTTAATTGGGATCCCCCCATATATTGAACAAGCGCCATTTGCCCTGTTGTGGCAGCATGCGTCATTGTTAGTGCACGCTGAGCAGCCCTTGAATACGTAACTAGATTATTAACACTTTGCCAACCTATTGTTTGATCCCACATGTATTGGGCAGCGTGCGTTGTAATACTTCCGCTTGACCCAAACTGCGCAGGATTTACTTTAAAATCCCAGCCTTGCAATATGCTTGGAACCGGAACTTCTTGTATCAATGGATTGTAGTAATGGAATAAAAAGTCTTCTTGTCGATTTACTGGCTGTTGGTCATACAATACATCTTCTTCGTCAGTATTTAGACCTACCGCTTGAACGCTGGTAATCCCTACCTCACCATTAACAGGCAATACAACCTGAATATCAACATACCCATCTGGCGGTGCGTCTGTATTGGTTCCTGCATCTAATTCAATGGTTCCAGATAAACGTACGTAACCGCTATCACCCGTGGTGTCACTGAATATAGTATTGGCAGAAGGTGATATGCTGGGTGCATATAGCATCTCAATCGTATGAGAAATGCCATCCAATGAAGTTGCTACTAAGCTGCCCGCAATAAACCCATTAGACCAAATATCAGGATTATTATAGAGGCGTTGAACTAACTTAAGGCTTGTAATAGTCCCGCCTTCTGGGATTATATCTAATCGATAAGGTGGATTGGTTTCTATATTAAGAGAACCTGCTAATGAAGTTCGATTCACTTCAATACTGGCCGCTGCATTACTTGATACCAGTAAAAACCAGCTTGGTGCTATCTCATATTCTGCGCCAGATACTGCGCCGCCAGTCTCAATCGTAACTCCAAATTCATCGTTAAATAGAACATCTACGAATTGAGAGTTAGATAATTCATTGGTAATGCTATTTTCTGTTTTGGTTGGGTCTACCGTATCAGCAATATTAGGCCATGCTTCGCGTATTTCTTGCTCTGTATCTTCACTGTTAACAACAACAACGTAATATAATTCTATGTTCCCCAAATCGTCATAAGGATAAGCGTATATAGCAATGTTATCGCCACTACCATTAACACACACACCGTTGACAATGCTTACAGGGTCTGGCAGTGGAGTGTAAGTATAATTTGGAGGAGAGCCTGATAGTTCATATACTAGTTTTGGTACAGCGCGATTAGTGTCTTTAAAAAAGCGCGCCTCACCATTTAATGGTTCGCCTGTTTCTTTGTCTAAAAATACCTGACTTAAACTAACTGCTGTGACATAACGCTCATCTAGGGCCATTACTGATTGCCTCCGTTGTTTTGTGCTGCGGCCAATCTGGGCGCATGTTTGGATATTAACTTTGCCGCTATTCCTTGTTTTAATATTGGCGCACCACCGGCTCGATCTATCATTTGTTGAACTAATTTATTTCTAACAGTTGGATTTGTTAATAGATGTGCTGCACCTCTTGCGCCTAACATTGTTCCACCTGCTGCGGCTAAAGCTCCAGGGAGGCCTAAAGCGTGCGCTGCTAAAGGAGTGCCTCCAACTAAAGCCGTCCATGATTTAAGATTTGAATATCCTGTTTTTGGATTTCGCATAAAATCTAAAGAATCCTTACTCATTTTGGAAAAGGTGCTGTAATTGGCTAATGCATTTTGTGTTTCTGGAGTAAATAGGCTGTTAAACTGTCTTGGGCCAACACCTTTTATAAGCTTGTTTAATTTATTAGGATCTACATTACCTTCCGCGTCACGCGAACCATTTAAGTATGCATATCCTAATAAATTTTTTTGTTCTGGAGGTAATAAATTCTGTATTTTCTCAATATCTGCATGTCTATCGTTTAGTTGGGATGGCTTAATAATATCCCGAGCAATTGAATCAGCTGGCTTGCTTTCATCCAGATATTTATAAATCCCTTTATCCAGGAATTTCCCATAGTTTTGTTTATAATATTCTGTTGCCGAATTAAAAGCGTCATTCAGCTCTGGTGAGCCAGTGTTTTTAATGCTATTTTTAACATCATCGCCAATAGCGGTAGATAGCTCTTTGTATTTTCCGCCTATATTTCTTTCTACGGCAGAAGAAGAGCGAGCCATATTTTGCCCTTGTCTCCATAATTCATTCTTGACTAAGTTTGCTTCAGTTATCGATGGGGCTTTATTTACCGTTTGCGTAATAGGCGCTCCTGAAGAATCTATAATGGACGAAGTTTTAGTTTCTGGTTGCAGCCCTTGATTATATCCAGAAACTTTATTGAAGAATGAACGAACTTTTGCATCCCCTTGAAGCAGAGGGGAGTCTTGAATCAAATTCATTGCGTCTTGTGATTTTTGTTTGAAAGAGCTTAAGTCTAACTGATGCCCCTCATTATCAGCAATATCGCTAACGTTGTTGTACAGACCGTTCTTGATGCTTCTTCCTTGATATTCAGCATTTTTAAGTGCCTCTTTAAGTTCATCATTAGGATCTGCAACTGAACCAGAATTATTCTTTAACTGGGACATCAAGCCGTTCGTTTGATTTTCTAAATCATCAGCAACACTTTTTTGCAATCCAGACACCCCTGAACCGGGAATTAAAGCTAATGTGTTTTCATAAGTTCTATTAGCCAATGGACTGCCGGTAACCTTTCCGATGGGGACTCTAGATGTTCCTGCCGCCTGTAGATTTTGCGCCAATTCTTCAGGAGATGCGGTTCCTCTTAACATTCTTGCTGGCAGATATTTTGCTCCTCGCGCTAATGCAACACTTCCAGGCAATGCAGCACCTAAAGCAAATCCTGTCGATGCATCTCCGCCAGATACTTTATTGATTGCCGCGCCTTCCGCTCCTTTTGTCAATGCCGTAGCGCCAGCTGTTAGACCTTCCGTATCTGCTAATTCTGGGATAGCAAAATACGGCAAAGCTGATAAAGTTGTATCACCCGCTTGTTTAGGGCCAACCCCTAATTTCTTTCCGTAATCAACATTCTGTTGTTGGATTTGATAAGGCAGCATTTGCTGTATCTGATTTAGCAGAGATCCTTGAGGCGCTAAAAAATTGCTGGCGCCTTGGGCTAAATTCAATCCGCTCGCAGCAGCAACTTTACCTGCTCTTTCTGGATTATGAATAGCTTGATAAGCAGCACTTCCTACATCACTGCCAATTGCATTTCTTAAATCATTAGCTCGTGATAAAAATGACTGTTGTTGAGGTGTATTAGCTTGTGCGCCGGCCCGTCTTTGTAATTCAGCTTTCGCCATTTCTGGTGTTATTTGTGAACCTTGACTGCTTTGTGCTCTTCGCGCTAATTCTTGTCTTGCCATCTCTGGAGTAATCATTAACCACCCCCGGCGATGCGTTTTAATTCTTCATCGGAATAACCTGATAAATCAACATTTTTGTTACTAGATTGTCCGGGGAAATATGCATTTTGATTCTGAAGTGCGCCCGTATATGTTCCACGCTCATTTTGATAAATTTGCACAAATCTATTAAATTGTGACTGTGCTTGCTTTGGGTTCTTCTTCCAAGTGGATGGGTTAGCCAAATCAGCCAAGTCTTTTTGTTCAGATGGCTGTACAGAGTCGCCAAGAAATTGGCGTATTTGTTTTGCTGCCAATGTTGCGGATGTCACATTTTTCAAATACTCATCATAATTTTTACTTTCTTTGCCAAATTGGCTGGCAATTTGCTGTCCCGCTTGAGCTGCTTGCCCGGATAGCCCGCTATAGGATGTCAATGTCTGCGGATCGATAGTAGCTAAAGTTTTGTCAATATTTTGAGCGTATAAATTCTTTTGGCGAATGGCTGGGTCAGTAGTTGTCTTTAAAGTAGCAAGACCATATTGACCGCTTAATTGTTGCTGCTCTTCTGGGGATATTTGCTCTTGACGATTTGATCCTGGAAGATATCCCGCGTTCACATCTGACTGTTCACGGGCTAATTTTCCTAGAGAACTGGCATAACGTTGAGGCGCTGTTTCACCTAATAAATTCCTATAATCCATCAAAGAATTCTGTGATTGTATTTGCCTATCCTGCGCATTTTTTGCGGCTAAATAATAAGGCATTAAAGACGGATCCTTTTGCGCCTGATCTTTTAATTTTTGCAAGTTATACGCATTCCCTATATCACCCGTAAACGTAGCTCCAGGATTTTGCTCCTGCCCAATTCTCGCTTGATTCATGTCATGAATATCTTGTTGCTGCTGAGGATAATACTGCATTCTCTGAGCGCCTTCATCCAAGGCTTGCTGCTGCTGTATAGGATAATAATAATTCTGTTGTTGCGTACGTAATAAATCAGCCTGCTGCTGCGCTCTTTGCATCCTCATCTGAGAAGGCAATTGCGCCATCATATAGCCTTTTTGTAGGCTTTCCACAAAAGTAGGCAGACCTTTTAACTGTGGAACTGCATTTGGGTCTGCTCTAAAATCAGGATATTGAATAGCCATGATTAACCATACCTCGGGCTATAACCACTAACACTAGGTGAACTATTCGTATCGTAACCATAGTAACTATTTGAAGGGCTACTTCTAGAGCCAAAATAACCGCCCGTAACCCCTAACGTTGTGCCTAATAACCCCATTCTGTTTTGGGCTTGTTGCGCTTGCATTTGGTCTTCAAAAGCCGTTCCCTGATAAGATAAACCAGCCTCAGCAGCCAAGTTCTGACCTAGCATGTTGGCAAGAGTATTAGAAGCGTTATACCCAGTATTAAAGTAATCCATCCCAGCGTTAAGGCCACGATTCTGTGCGCCTGTAACATTGTTGTAATATTGTTGCTCATCTTGCGATAGCAATCCCTGAGTCCCTTGAGCTTGTTGCATTTGGTCATAAGACGTCCCCGTAAACCCACCACTTGCCGCAGCCGCTTGTTGCTGCCCCATTAATTGCTGTTGATTATATTGATATTGGTCTGAAGGTTGATAGCCAGACATAATATCGTTGTAATATCCTTGAGGGTTAGTCGCCATATTATAATAAATAGGCGCACTGACTCGAGCAGCGCCCTTCCCTAAATTGATATAAGGGTTGTAATAAGGGGAAACGGTGCCTGGTATTTCTTGTAAATACGGCATCGCACTATCAGCAGGATTAGCATATTTACTACTATTGCTGTGAAATAAACCCATAATAACCTCAGCTTACAGTTACCACCTTAACTGTTCCGTTAATCTTAACTTTCATCTCATTGCTACTGGTGTCATACCACATAGCACCATCGGGCATCTGTCCCGATACGTTTGTAATATTGGTTGTCGTTTGCTGCGGCAATGTCCAACCGTTGTCACTCAAACTTTGTTGCAAAGTCTTGCTTAATTCATCATTGTATAAATTAGCATCTTGTCCTTGCATATATACTGGTATCGTTGCCATCTCTTGTCCAAAAACATATTAAATTGATACTTCCAGTATAGCATTCCCGATGGCGCTCCGTCCATAAGTCCATACCTTGAACTTAGGCGCAAACTCATTTACAAGCCCCATTCTTTGCCATTGCACTATATTCTGCCGCTCTGCCGCGTAATTAAAATCACGCCTCACCTCGTTACTCCACGTCTCTGAGCCGTCCTTAGAGAATGAAAAATCGATGCCTGGCAAATAATTAAAACATCCCGGGGCGCTTTCAGTGATAATATCTTCACCATCCTCGGTAATAACAACTTCCTCCGTGTCTTCGGTGATAATCGTATCACTACATCCAAACGTTGAGCCAAGTCTTGTATAATCTAAGTCCTGACCCTGCTCAGCCTCTAAGGTTAATCGCAAACACCGATAAGGTTGAGGCGTAGGCGCCCCCGGCAGACGAATATTTGCACAAACTATTTCTCTGGGAATAATATAATTGTGTTCCTGGTTGTAGTTAGGCCTTCCTACTTTCGGTATATTCTCATCATAGGTAGTAAATTCTGTTCCAGTTTCATAAACAGAGCCATTAATGAGTGACACAAAGAAACTCTTTTGCGCCAAGAAAATAACTTCTCTGGCTGGATGAAAATTAAGATTGTGATCGCTCAAATGGAAAAATTTCTGTGTATTAAAGTCATAAACAAGAGACAGATTGTCCGCTTCATCATAAAAGGTTATTTGATAAAATAGATGTCCATCACGTTTATAGAAAAACCCAACAGATTTCGCTGGATTTTTTAGACTTCCCAATACATAGTTAATACCGTCTGTAGAAATAGTGTGATGAGAGCCACCATCAAAATACATAATAACAGGCGCGCTCTTTTCATTCGTAGCTAACCAACAAACCATATTGTCAGAGCTGGAAATAGTTGCAACGCTTAATACACCATAATCAATATTAATGGTCGATACACGTTGATATAGTAATGTATTGGTGCCCGTCACTAACGGACTATTATTTTGAACTTCGGTCACCGCAGTCCCAAATACCAATACATTATTACCCTTCTCAGATAATCGAACAACAGCTCTTGCGTAGTCCGGCTTTGTCTCTAGCGCTAATTCTCCACCAATTGCAACCTCAACATGTTCATCATCTTGACGTTGAAACACATACCATTTAGCGCCATTGCCAGTAGTATCACCATTACCAATTAAAAAATAAGTATTGTGATAACAAATATAGTTAGGTGTTAATTCATCCGGAATAGTCGAGGTTTGTCTTGTTAATGTATTGGTGTTTCTGTTGTAAATATATAAGTATGTTCCATCAACAATCCCTATTTGTCCGGCTAAATTCTCATCCATAAATACAGGCCCGCTGACTGTCGCTAAATTTCCAACAAAGCTTGCACCTATATTCTGATCTAATAACCAAACAGAAGAATTAACCACCGCAATAACAAGATTGCCTCGTACACTACGATAGATTCCACGCCCAGCGGTAGTTTGACCCACGCTAGACTCCAGCTCAATCCGTCTTTTCCATCCAGAATAGTTAATTAACCAACCGTCAGATATAAATTGATTATAGACTTTACGCCCTGATATTTTAGGATAGCGTCCAAACGTAGAGCCGTCCACAACGGTTATGGGTATTTGTTGAAGATTAGTAACTGCCACTTGGGGTCCATCCATTAGGGCTTAAATTTACAAACCCGTAATTCAAGCTCGATCCACCCATTAAAGTAGACACCTTTGTTACACTTAAATCCATTGTCCCCATTTGTTTTTGCATAATCAAATCTAGCTCAGACAGCTTCTCATTCACTGATTGCGGAACCGTTATTGAAAAATCTTGGCACAACCTTACGGCTAAGGCAAATTTAAGATAATTTAAATAGAATCTGTCGAATAACAAACTCAAGTCCTGATATAAGGTTATATCCTGAGAAAGGGCAAATTGCCCCCAAATCTGAAATTCATAGGCCTGATTAGGTAAATAATACATAAACAAGTTAGAGCCACCAAAACAGCGCTCTATATGCCATAAAAATGGTAAAGATTGAATGCCGTTTGCTCTAGCCGAACCCATATAGCGATTTCTGGCTGTTTTCATTACCGAATAACGAACTGTATCTAGAGTAAATGTAACCGTTGAAGCATCAATTAGATTTTCAATGAAATATTCCTCTTGACCAGGAACGACCGTTAAGTCAAAAGGCTGGTAATATGGGTTTAATGAATTATCAACTGACTTCTCAGCCAAAATATCATTAAGAGAGTCCAAGCCCTCATTCAATTGAGAGAGGGTAGCTTGGTTAAAATCCTGACTAACTATGCCGCTTAAATAAAAGGCTTTATTAATCAGCTTAATCGCAGGATAAGCCATCACTACCCCCTAACTTTTCTATTACAGTTGGTCTAAATAACCGGCTGTTAATAGAGTTGCAGCATCAGAACCGTTACTTACTAAGTACTCGACAATCTTGCTTGAATCGCAAGGCACAATTACTTGAGAAGACGATACTTTAGTTGCTACCGAACCATAGACTTGCGCACTACCATTGGTAGAGCTAGAACCATTACGGCGAAGCTTTAACTGATTGTCAGCCGTAGCAGGCGTCATATTGGCTTGGAACATAACCAGTGTATCTCCAACAGGTACAGAAGTCGCAACATCTACATCTGTAAAGGAAGTTGCAGTCCCACCAGATAATTCACTGATTAACGTATCGTAAACCATCCAACGAGCTTGGTCTTCGCCTGTTTGGAAGAATGGTAAGAAATGTGAAGAGCCATCAGTTAATACATAACCAACTCGTCTAAACATATCATAACCAAACGGTAATACAGGAGCTGTTGCGCTTGTGGAAATTAATCCAGCTGTATCCTCATATTTGGTTGAATCACCAATTACAAACACAGCATAGAATGTACTTGCGGCCAGAGTTCCGGTATCAATACCATTAGCGCCCACAACAGCAGAATCAATCGATACGGCTGAGCCTAAAACGATATCATTCACATTAGTGCTGTTACGCGCGGCCCCAGAGGCTAAAGCGACCACGGTCGTTGAGCTGTAAGAAAGACGCAAGCCATTCACGTATTCAAGGCCGGCGTTCACAATAGGAATATTTGGATTAGTCATTTGTAAATCTCCGTTATTCTGGGAAAATCAGGCCGAATGAATATTCAGGTACCAAGGTTGAACCCCAGATAGCGTCATATACAAAGCCCATTCTGTTTTCACCTAAGGCAGAACCGTAAGTTAAACGCATAGAAATACCCATGTCTGGATCGCTCGAAGAAGCAGTCGGGAATGGTATTTGTTGTGGTAACTTAGGCATCGCCAAGAACAAAGGATTACCCGCAGTAATCATACCTGCACGGTGATTCGGTAACGCTTTAACCTGCATTCCAGCTACAATTGGATTGTTAATGTTTTGATTACGTCCAGCAGTTGCTTGCAATGGAGGGTAAACAGAAACAGTCACTTGACCCCCACCAGTAGAATCAGCATCAGCAGTCGCTCTAAACTGAACAGGCGCACCACTTGGTTTGTGACCAATCCATGTTAAGAAACGCATGTTAGGTTTGCCGGATACACCATCCTGGAATTGGAATTTGTCATATTGACGCACTGCGTCAGTATCGCTTGCTCCAGCGCCACTGAAAGTGATAGAAGTCACTGCGCCGTCAGCATCAGTAACAACACTAACCACAGTTAAAGTTGTACCGTCATTACCAACGTTACCCGCTGTATGCAATGGCAACAAGTTGGATTGATACCAATCACATTGGCTGTAACGACCTACTTCCCATGAATTTGCGTAACTTTCGTTACGGTCGATAACAAACTGATTTAAAGCGCTTGAAACGATTTGCGGTTCAGCTAAGTCAGACAAATAGCCTTTTGTCTCAGTCTTTGGCATACCAATCGTTCTGAATTGTGATAAGGCTACCGCCAATTGGTTAACACTGTTAATAGGTGTTAATCCATCACCATAGAAACGATAAGGACCTGTCACACAATTAGTCGCTACCTGCGTTTCAATCACACTACCAATTTCAGCCGTTGCACCCATACCGAATTTATCCATGTAGGTATCAACGTTGAAAATGAATTGTTGCGCTGTGAAAGCAAACGCAGTAGAAATTTGTTGGTCAACCGTTAAGTTTTGAACTCTTTGCGCCGCACCTTGGAAATCAGCAACCAAACTGCCAGTCGTCGTGAAACGAGTTGGTAAGTCGAAACTAACACTATCGCCTAAGTTTGCCGTTAAGTCTTGGAAGTTTTTAAACTTCGTGTTCATCGTGCTAATAAAAGCACCATAGTTCGATAGAAAAGCCATCGAACCCGATTGATAGGTAATAACCTGTTGAAGAATATTATCAGGAACTGACATCTTTACACCCCAATTAAAACTAATTTAAGGCGTAGTAATGGTTAGTTTCTAAACTTCTTTCTCAAATCTTGATAGGAAGCTTGACCATTATCCGCGCCCATAACGCTTGGTTTTATTTGGGATAACGGCTCAGGAGCCTTTGACGTGTTTTTAGCCGCCTCTTTATTCTTGGTTATAGATTCAGATAACTTCTTTAACTCTTTCGTAAAGGCTTTATAGTCTCTATAAGCAAGATTGTCTAAAGATGCCGCTTTTGAAGGGCTCTTAGCCAGCTCATACATAACCTCGGCTGTATTTGGAACTTCTCTCGTCGCTCCAGCAATTACCGCATTGTAAGCGCTATGATTAAAATCGCGCATTACCTCATCAAAATCAGACTCACTGTTTTTAGCAGCTGCCAATTTTGAATTGTACTCACCCACTAATTCTTGCCATGCCGCTTGATTACGCTCGTCTTCTTCACGCTTTAACCGCTCTTCAGCATCCTTGTTCGCTTTCTCCTGAAGTCGCCTATAAATAGCCTCTTCATCAATAGCTTGAGGAACACTTTGAGATTGCATCTCAGCTAAAGCCTGACGACGCGCCTTTTCAGCAGCCGCAGCCTTCTCACGCCCAACAATCACATTAACTTCTTCCTGCGTTAGCATTTTCGGCTCAACAGCAGATAAATCAGAACTAGATTGTTCAATATCCATAACAAAACCTCTTCAACTATTAACCCCGTAACGGTAAACCTCATATGTAGAGTGACATCCGCAATACCCGTGCAGCCGGTAATCCTGTAAATTTAATGCGCAACAGTAACGCATACAATAATTATACATCATATTTTTAACATGTCAACAAGCATAAGATTTTGAGGGTGTCAACGGAAGAAATTAAAGATTTTTTTTAGGTATTCATTGCGGTAAAGAAAAGCTATTAAGCAACTCATGGTGAGTTCTTTAACTCATGAGCAACTCATGAGGGGTTAACAACAGAAAAAAATTACTGCCTTACTGCAATAGGTATTCGCGATTCGCGAATTGCGAATGGTTAATAAAGAATCTATGGATTTGTTTTATTAAGGATTGTGGTTAATTAAAGATGACCAAGAAAATAGCCCTCAAGGTTGCGCATTATTAAGAGACGTGATGGCTTTGTTGTGATTAGTGTAAGTATACTTTAACTAAAATGTCAATTTAGTTATTTTGGGGCTTTCTTCTTGCCATATAACTTCTTATTCGCTTTAGCATCTATCTTGGCTTTATCAGAAGCGCTAAGCTTCCCTTCTTTTTCCATTTGAGATGCGCGAGCTTTGGCATTAGCGGCGTGACTTTTATCATTTACCGGGTAAGCGCGCTTTTCTGGTAATCCAAATTCACTCTTAGGGATTGATTTGCGTTTCTTGGTTGTTAATTTAGGCATTTTATTTTCTCCTCTTCTTACTCTTCCCAGCCTTACTCATAGCTATCGCCACAGCTTGGTCTTTAGGTTTGCCTGCGTTTATTTCTGTCGCTATGTTATCAGAAATGACTTTTTTAGATTTACCTTTCTTTAATGGCATTTTCAATACACTCCTCAATAAAATTACTAAATGCTTCCGCTGCTTGTCTCGCTTGATCGATAGTCAATTCCATTCCTATAAAAGGCAATAGATGAGGCTTAGGATCTACTAATAACTTTTCTCCCACAATACCCAATACGCGTCGATCATCGCCCTGTTGAAGATTATCTAATATTAATTCCACAATACTGCCAAATGGACTGCTACCCAAAGAAATTTTAATTTTCACATTATTTTGGCTCATAATTTACCTTATATCTAAACCATTCAACCATTATTCGTTTAAGAAACAATCTGCGCTTTCTCATTTATCGCCCTATAATCCCGCATATTAGCACTTTCATCAACCGTTAACATCGATGCATTCATCATCATTTTACTATGAGGCACAGTATAATTAATTCGATAAACATCGCGACCATCATTATCTTTACCGTCATAAACAAATTTAACGAACCAATAGGGATATAACTTCCGAACAGCCAATCGGCGATCATTTTTATAGCTAATAAACTTGCGCTTTCTCATGATTCATTAACTTGTTTCTATAATCTTTATCATACCACTCAACAATTTCCCAGTCATCAGCTGCTTTATCTTCTTCGGTTATAGAAAGCCCATCCTCTTCTCGCGTTTTGAAAAATTCTACTGCTGGATATTTCTGTTTTTCGCTTGGATAAGAAATGAATACGATATCTAAATTATTGTTTAAACAATAAGGATAAGGACTAAAATAAAAGCCTGGACGTCTTAGATGAACATTAAAATACTTTAAAATCACGCGCACTTCTTCAAAAGTCATTGTCACCCCCTCCCCAATGGAAATGGAATTAGTTTGCTATATTCCCTAATATTAGCCCACCTACGCGCCCCATAATCTACAGCCAAAAACATCTTGAAATGAAATATCTTCCCGTGATAAATGAAATCAGGATATATTTTTCCACCTAAGTTAACCCAACGCACTTGCCACTTATACAAAAACTTAATCGCTCGTTTACGCTTCATCCCCACCCGGCTCCTTCTTACTCATCTCAACCTCATGTCTATGCTTCTCCCATTCTAGCGCATTTGAGCTTAAAGAAGTAGCCAAATCGACTTGTGTTCTAGCCTTTTCGGCATCTATTTGCTCAGCGCTTAATAATTGGTCAACTTGAGATTGCTGTAATTTCTGCATATCCATCATCACTTCAGCGTCAGCCTTCTTATTATCAATAGCCAAATTAGCTACTTTAACCTTGAAATCCTGCTGATTCTTTTCATCTGTTTGGAGATATTCAGCCACAAACTTAGCTTCTTCATGCTCTTGTTTCTTCCTATCCAGAATAACTCTAGCTTGAGCTTCCGCAGCTTTAGTAGAACGTTCTTGTAACTCAGCTTGTTGCATAGCTTGAGCAAATTGCTGTTGTTGTTGTTGCGAGCCCTGCATCTTCTGCATCCATTGGCCGTACATTATCTTTAATCTATCACCGCCTTGAACATCCATATTATCAATCAATATCTCACCCCCTTCCTGGTCAAGGAATTGAGCAAATGAAGGTAGAGTTTGCGCTATCTGCGTTAATTGCTGCATAGCCACTTGCTTTTGAACTGTGGCGCTCGGGCCTTCTTCAACCACGACCTGTAGTGAATGCGGGTCATACTTCATCATGATTGAATTAGGGTCATTCACATTATTAATAACCACATAATCTTTTTTTCCATCCGGTTTCCTAATAGGAATAGTTCTAGGCGTTACATAGTATTTTGGAATAAGATTAACAATAATCTCAGCCACACGATTCATACCCTTAATGTATCCCATCAGATAAGGGCGTGACGCTAAACTGGACTGCAATTGCCCTTGCTGTATCGCCTTGCCTGATACATCTCCTTGCACCGCTGGCTGCAAATCATAAGAGCCTAATATCATTTGAATCAAACTATCTGTGCCGTGGAATGCGTCTAATACCACTTGAGGGGTCTGCGTACGCTGCACTTCACGAGGAGGTTGAATGCCAATGCTTGGGTCGTCGTCTCTAAATGATTTATAGAGAATATTGCTCGCTATTTGCGGATTAGTATAAGCATCTTGATAATTAGAATCATCCGGCATACCTTCAATAGGCGCAATAAACTTATGCATCACCATATTTTCAATTTCAGCCGCCATAGTCTGACCGCCAAAATCTTTTAATTTCTGCGCACCTTTGGCATTATAAACCATAGGTCGAGTATATTGTTCATACGAGCCGCGAGGACTATCTTGCACCATCACCGAATTACCATCGATAAATACTAATGGCAACATCTCATAGTCTGTTTCAATATAATCTAATACCCTGGTTTCACAAAATCGATAACGACATATCGTTTCAATTTGTGTTGGCCTCTTTTGCACAACAACAGGCGGTACTTCCATTCGCCCTGAATTAACCCATTCCTCGAGAAAGTCTTCATAATCATCTTTCAGCATATCCTGACCATCAGATAGTTTATAAAGCTGAGTTGTTTTTGGTTTTTTCACATAGTAATCAACAACCAAAACCATATCTCTCTTTTGCGTTTGATAAGACCAAGTAAAGCCTTCTACAGTTTGTGAGAACTTCATGTCAGCTAAAGCTTCAGCCCCAAACTCCTCCTCAAAAGCCTCTGTCGTCATAGGATAAACCTTGAAACAGTATCTGCCATCGCCTTTATGCGAGGTTTGCGCCATTGGATCAAACCCACACATACACGGATTGTACACGCGCTCAGCATAAATGCATTGCTCAAATGAATGAGGGCTGCTGTAATCAGTCTTTACTTCAATAACGGACATACCACCAACCAACAGGTCGGTAAATACATTATATTGCATCTGGTCATTAGAGGGGTCGGTCATAATCTCGCGCAGATGCGCCTCTAAGATATCAATTGTATCTAGGAATTGTTGCGTCATTAATAAAGGATTTAACCCCTCAGCAGGCTTTACCTCAAACGAAGGCTCTTGCTGCATAAATTCACCACGCTCTTTAGAGACAAACGCCTCTAAGATATTAAATGTTAACGGGGGCTTTCCTACAGTCTTTAATTTACTAATATCGTCACTCGTTAAGGTAGACACAAATACAAAACGAATAAAGTCATTAAATCTATCGTAATTGCGCCTAAAGTATTCATAAGATTCTTCCACGCTCTTCTTTAACTTACCTAACATTTCGTTATCTTTATATGTTGCCATAATACGCCCTATTCCTTGCAGCTTGTTGCTGCGCTAAATGTTGACCCGCTACTTTGGCGGCAGTGTTCACCGAGCCTTTCAAAGTATTCAATATTGTTTTATCAATGAATGTAAACTTAACTGCGTCATACACTGTATCGCATATATCATCAAATGCGTGCGTTTCATTCGCCGTAATCTTTCGCATATGCTCAGTGCAATTCTTATAATGTTTAGCATATTCACTAAAGCTAATAAGTTTTGCCGCAACATAGGGCTGCATTTGGAGGAAGCGCGCCGTCTTGCTGCCACCATCCCGAGTTCGCTCTATCTCGCGTATCTGCAACCCCCTTAATTCGGATAACGCGCTTAATAATGTTACCCCTGTTGACTTCTTTTCAATAGCAGCCATTTGCGGTGGCTTTTTATGCATCTGACATCGATGCCAAAAGTTAAAGAACTCTTCTCGTAAATCCTTAGGCTCAACGCGGACCTCATGACAATCAATCCAATGAAGTCCATATATATCCATCTCTTTGCCTAATTGCTTAATTTTATAAATACCCCAGAAGCTAAATACAGATGCATCGTTATAGCTCTTGGATGTTTCGGCCGTATCAGCCGTAATGAATGAATATAATATATCTGGCTCATAATCCAATACAGGAAACATTTCAGGCTTATACAATGCACCACCCGCTGGTTGTGGGTCTTGCTGATATTGAGAAGCAAACGTATAGATATCCACTTCGCGCTTAATCAATAAAGCATCCAGCGTATCCTTCTCAGGATACAATGCATGACCAGAGTCACTTAATGCTTTCAATATAACGGTACGCCATTTATATCCATCACCGCCATTGATTAGAAAGTTAAGCAAATCTAATTCATGTAGGCGTTGAGCTATCACTACCATTGGCACGTTAATACCGCGCAATCGCTGAGCAATCGTTTCCTTATAGTTAGTAATAACCTTTTCACGCATCGTATCTGAATGCACCTCGTCAGGCTTATGCGCATCATCAATAATTAAAGCCCCGCTGAATCTATCAAGATTAGGCAACCCCGCATCACGACCCGTTATAGCACCAGCACTACCAAATGCAGCGCACTCACCACCAGCTGTAGTTCTGAAATATTCCTTTCCTCTAGCCTCAGGGGCAATACCAAACCCAAACAAAGCCTTGTATTCTGGCAATTGAATAATACGTTTAATAGTCTCGTTATGCTTAGCCGCCAAATCCAATGAATAACTAATGTAAATAAATCGACTGTCAGGGCATTTAGATAAACACCACGCAACCCAGAAGCAGACCATAATAGACTTTCCATAACCGGGGGGGACGCCGATATATGATTTATTATTAGGGTTGTGATACAGATAAACTAATTCTCTCGCAATGGTAATGAAATGCGACTCTTGTGAAACAGGCTTAGATATAAAGAATTCCCTACCAGTTAATAAAGGGAAAAAGTACTTGATGAACTCTAGAAGCGACGCTTGAAGTGTTGTTTTTAAATCAATGATTAGGTCTAACTTTTCCGCTGCGGCCATACACTAGCCTCGTTATTAATTGCATCTCTATCTATATCGCCGCATTTATCGCATTGATAAAAAGATGGCCACGGGAAAACGCTAGCTCCGCTAGCCTCTCTTACAATGAATACGTAGTTATGGCTACACTCAATACTCATGCTTCGCCTCTTTCTCCTTCAGCATCTGCTCAGCTCTAGCCTGAATCATACTGTCAAATAAGCCGACTAGGCCATCTGAGTTATCAATGCTCCTATCCTCTTTCCAGCGACACTTCATACGAAGCAAAAAGCTGCTCGCTTTAAAGGCAACGTTCTCATCCTCGCTCGATAGCAGCTCCATCATTCTTTGGCTCGCATTCTTTTCTAAGAAAGCTATGGACTGCTTTAGTTCATCTGGATAATGCTTAGTTAAAGTCTTGTCGTCAATATCTAAAGCCAAAGCGATATCGTCATTCAAACGACCTATCATTTTTAGCGTTTTCACCATCGCTCGAGTATCGGCGGTTGGAATATGTTCTAGACCCTGGTCAGCCATTGTACTATCACCGGAATGTTGTTCAAATTAAACATGATAAATTAATGTTTAAATTATAGATTACCTGTTCATAATAAGTCAAGATTAAAGATACATTAAAATTCATTAAATTTTTCGTTAAAATATGTTGACAAAAATCTTAATGTACGTTATAGTTATTTTGTGTTAAACAAAAAAGGAATATCGAAAATGAAGTTTGAACCATCTGCAATAGACCTCACCAATCCAGACATACCGTTAGAAGCCAGAAACAAAGCTGCTAAGGATTTTATATCTAACGAGCATCGTATTCATGGCTATTCACCAAAACAAACGTACTGGGCCTTAAAAAACGCTGGGGCTAAGATAACAGAGGAGGCTTTGAAATGAGAGAGGATAAGCTTATCATGATCGCGAACTATACTGCTATAAAGTTCGCTCAATTCCTTGATGATCAACTGCTTCATTACGGGCCTTTTACAATTGAAGAGGCCCTATATACTCGCATGATGACCGCTAAAATCATATACAAGAATACCCAGTATATTTTATACGGGGAGGATTTGGCTGCGCTGCGGAGAGACTCAGATGAATAAAGAAATAGCGCGATTAACCTTGATTGCTGGTAAATATTCAGATAACGCTGAGCATTTAATGCAAACCTCCCATAACCTCTGCAAAGAAGCTATGATTTTTTTAGCTGCCAAAATATCGAAATTAGATAGCTTTGATTCTAAAGAAAAACATTTGATTGAGAATATAGCGGTTCAGGTATTGGCTCAAAGCATGCTTGAAGTATTTAATCGATGCCACCCCGGGGAGTTAATAAATGAAAAAATGGACGCATAAAAAAATAGCTGCGTTAATACGCAGACTAAACCGTAACCATGGTCAAGAAAGATACATGCATCATAATGAAAAGGTATATGCACATGAAAGACGTACAGATACGTATATATTTATCTGTAATGAAGAAGATGTTGATATGTTATTAGAGATGGAGGCTTAAGATGGTTGATGTATTAAGAGCGATGATAGATGAAATCATTAAACAAATAAACTTTCTTGACGAGACAACCGATAAAGATATTTCCAATGTTGTGCTGGACGAAATCGTGGTGATTAAAGACGGTCTTGAAGTTATTCTCGATGGTTATGTTGAGAGGGTGTTTAGACGATTAAAGGAGGGGTAAGAATGAAAGCATTATTAGCGGTATTCATAGTTATCTGTGCATTGTCATTTGTGCATGCGCTGGGGTGTGATGAGTGTCATAAGAATGTAAGCGTGGAGATTTCAAAATGATAAATATTATTTGTGATAAATGTAAAGATATTATAAAACCCGATGACTGGTATTGGAGTATGAGCGCCAGAAGAACCGAGGCAATGATGAACTTGCCATTTGAAATTCACATGCATTGTGCATGCTTTGGAGAGATGTTCCCCCACCTCTTTAAGGAGGCTTCAAAATGAGCGACGGCAGTCTTCACCCATATGATATAGCTGCCCGTTGGGGATTGAGCGAACATTACATGCAAGCGGTTTTTGAGTGTTTCGGTAAAAGCTTGGAAGGAATGTATTGGCCCGATGCGCTACCTAAACTATGTTTAGCGCTACAGAAAAAGACAGAGCAACGCGCTGATTACTGGCTTGAATTATATTTTACTTATTATCGACACAGGATGGATGCATTAAGGAGTGAATCAAAATGAAAGATGATTTATGGACGATGCAGCAAGCGATGTTAAATGAAATCCCGGGAACTTTATCATCTTATTATCAACCATTTTCAACTCCTTGGCGCAGTCATTATACTGGAGAATTAAGTATTGATGCTCCTTGTAGTATTTGCGGCTCCGCACCTGCGCGGCAAATATGTACTAATTATAGAGATGAAGATGGGATATGCGTAGATATTCGATATCACTGGCTTTGTCAGAAATGCCTGCCATATGCTGTCTCGATGGGTGGGGAAAGGTTTAGGCGTTTAATTGATAAGAAAAATCCTTTATTACAAAAACCGTCTAAAAAATCATTATGGCGTCGCATTTTTGGGGAATCAAAATGAAGTCAATGCCAACTTACAAAACACAGCGTAAAAAGTTATACGTACAAGAATTAACTTCAGCCCGTAAGAAGTTATTCACAAATCAAGAGAGAGCAGAACAAAAGCTATCTTTTTTCTTTAAAGAGAAGTTAGAGAATCATTTTAAAGATAAAGATGCTGTTACAAATTTATTAACAACGATGAGGAATAAATAATGTTAGGAAAAAAGAAAAGTTTCACTATAAATGGAATAAATGAAAAAGAATATGCTGAATTATTGTGGCAGATAATGACGGTTGTGCGATCTGTCAGAGGGGCTGATAACTCTATGAACGGTCTTATGGGTATTTTAGGCATAGGAAATCAGAATCCTGGTTTTTATTGCATAATGGATAGCGTCTTTGAGCTAGCGAGAAAAACTTTAAGTGAAGAAGGGCGTCAATTGTTTAAAAATATAGAAAATTTTAAAACAGAATTGGTGAGGAGGAAGATTTCGAAAAAATTAGCCAAGAGAGTAGATGTGCTGAGAGAGGGCTATGAAAATCATACTCACACTAAGATTGATAGCGAAACATTTGAAATAACGTTTTACAATAAAGATGAAAATGCTAAAACTAATTGAAATTATATTGATACTATGTGCCGCCCCTTATGTGATATCTGGGGTGGTATGTATTGTGGTTTGGTTGTTTGGGTTGACTGCAATTGTTTATGCATTGGTGACTCATTCGTTGATGGTTACTGCGAGGAGAATTAAAAGTGTTAACAAGTGATGATGAGGCTTTCTTAAGGGCTGTTCGTGATTATGTTTCTGAAAATCCTCACGTAGCTGGATTTGTAGGGAAGGCTGTATCTGAGGGTGTCATCAATAAATTGGAGAAACTTAAAGAACATACCTCTAATATGGAGGCGATTGCCGCTACATTATTACATCGTAGATACAAAGGGCATGATGCGTTTATTCTTAGTAAACTTGAAGAGGCGGTAGAGAGTAAACAAACTTTTCAGTGTTGGGATTATATTATCGATAAGTTAAAGAAATTAAAGTCGGTTAAGGATGCCAATCCGCACATAGGGGCTACGTGCGGTAGTAATGTTAGGGTTGGTTCCGATGTTGATATTACGATTAATAAGGAGTGATTATGGATTTAGTCGCTAGATTATTATTTGGTTCGTTTGGGATTATTGGCGTTATTTTTTCTTGTGTATCTATATACGGATGGGCCACAAAAAAGATGATAGAAATACATTCGCTGAGAAATAAGTATCGATGCATGAATTGCGAAAACTATTTTGAGAGGTATGAGAGATGAACATTCAAGAAGCAGTAAAGATATTAAGAGATGATGAGAATGCAGAGTATGCTTATAGACAGAGCGTGCCTAAATTTCATTTATCGGTAGGGTTGGATGATAATGTTTATATTAAATATGGTTCTACTGTGTGTCATTTAGATGTCGCCGATTTGATTTTGGATGAATGGGTGATTAAATATAAGGTCAAAATACACAAAGGTTCCGAAATAAAAATTCCCGGGCCATACGACAACTCTAACCCAATCACTATCACACCCCAATTCCCTGGCATGATAGAGGTTGAGTATTTGAAGGGTTACAAGAATGTCGTCCATTATAGCAACTTGAAATTAATTCATGAGGAGGATGGTTATTTTGTCTTCGATAAAACAGAATTGGCATTATATAATTTGTTAGATCGTAAAATTTTGGATGAGAGGTTTTTCGGTATTATGTGGGTTCACGCACGAGTAACAGAGCAAGAATACAATCGTATCTTAGATTTATTTAAACAAAGTGGGTTGGAGGTTAAGGGGTGCGATTAAATCGTGAATGCCTTGGATGTGGACAAGAGCCTTTATATTTTGAGGTTTCATTTTATGAAATGGTAGGTTATTGTCGTAACCCTAATTGCCGATATGCAAAACCGAGATACGAGGAAATAGATATGGAAATACCGCCAGGAGGCTTGAAGATATTACCAAAAGAGGGGTGTAAATAATGACTAAACAAAGTGGATTGGAGGTTAAGGGATGAGTGATGATAGAAGGGATAGATTAATAGATGCCTTAAAAAAGGCGATAGGAGAAGTGCTCGCTATCAATTTTGAGCAATCCCCTGATAATATGAAATTCATTACCTTGTATAGAACAGATTGGATTGCTTTTAGACGTGATATTGTAAGAGAAGTTATTCAGCATCAAGATTTAAACATCCATATTAATATAGATCATCATGACAGCTTTTCTCTTGACTATAAAACTATCGCGCTGAAAAAACATAATAATCTGCCAGCTACTAGCGCAGAAGATATGGAGCGTCATATTGATGAGTTATTAAGTATAGAGAGGTGGTTATGAACTTCATAGAAGCGTGTAAAGCATTAGAAAGAGATAATGTCGAGTATATTTATAGAGAACCGCCAGCTGGCTGGCGCTCACCAAAAATAAAATACTACATAAGCCATGATGGCGCACCATTATTTTTAGAAGGGTATTATGATGGGGGATGGTCGGTTGAAAATATTAGGCTGTTTAACTCAGACTTGCACGCCACAGACTGGCTCATCAAATACAAAGAACCAGAATTAAAGCCTTGTCCGTTTTGTGGAAGTAAGACTAAAGTCGTCGTGGTGGATGTAGGCAAGCTACAGGCTGCTAAATGTTACTCATGTCACGCTCAAAGCCCCCTTTTTATTGGTGACGCGGATGCCTATAAAAAATCATGGAATATGCGAGATGGCAAATGGTAGAACCGTTTATAGAGCCTTTCCCGCTTAAGTTCGAAGGTAAGATAGAACCGTGTCCGTGGTGTGGGGAAATAGATAAACTATTTTTCAGATGCTCATCCCCCGGGAATATAGAATGCGGGCGATGCGAAATACGCGGCCCAAGGGGTAACGGCGGGGAAGGTGAATATGTTAGCAAAGCTTTTGAAGCATGGAACAAAAGGAGCGGCAAATAAATGAGTTTCATAGATCTACCAGAAGAAGACGTCCGATGGCTTGTAAGCATCTCGGATTATGTAAAAAAACGCCCCCACGTTTCTGGGTATGTGGGAGAGGCCGTGTCTTCTGGAGTGTTAAATCGTATCCATGAAATGCGAGACCACAAAGCCGATATAGAAACAGTCATGGCGATGTCATTATCTTTATTGTACGGTAAGAAATTTAAAGGAATAGACGCCCTTATCCTTGATAAATTAGAGAATATACAAGATGAATGCTCTTTAAATATAAGGCATATTATTAAGGATATTAAAAATAAGATAGGTGGTGAATAAATGAATTGCAAGTCATATTGTTTTGATTGTCATAAAGAAGTTGAAATAAAGCGTGTATGCTCGCGTTGTTTAGAGGAGGTTACAGATACTAAAAAATCCCCCGACGAAATCATGTTTGAGAAAAGTGGGATGGTGAGGATTGAATATTTATACGGAAGAAAGCATACAATTCATTATAAAAATTTATTCCTCTTAAATAGATTTAATAATAGTTATGTATTCCAAACGAACAATGTTGATTACGATAGCACGCGTGAATTCTACCAGCGCCATGAGGTCTCCGAACAAGAATACAACCGCATACTAAAATTACTGGGGTGGGAAGAGAATGAATGATTATCCATGGCAAATACTTATTGATTTAAATAATCATTACAAAGAAAATCCTCCTGCGTACCAAGATCAAGATAGTACATACATAGCTGCGTTGTGCGACCTCCACCAACGCCTTACAAAAATAGAAGAAATGTTAAAGGAGAAAGAAGATGAGTGAATTCATAAATGTTGAAACGGCCCTTGGAGAGTATATTTACGCTCACTATACACAAATAGCTGTAATAAAACAGGCGGGTGATATATATGCTAGTTTATATATTAGCGGGACAAAAACAAAATATTTGCTTTCAAGAGAAAACGCACAGAAAATAATGGATGCATTGAGTAATTACAGAATTGAGATAGACAACATTACGGACAGGAAATGTGGTGTTTGCGGCCATAAGACCTAATCAAGGTGATAAGATTTATGTATGTCAAGACGGAGAGGGGGTGACTTATTGATGCTTGAAGATGCAGAAATAACTTTCACAGAAAGTTACCTTGATAATGAAGAATTTATACCACCAGAATTTGATAAAATATTCTGGGATAACTTTTATGATTTACTAGCCGGAGAAGAAAATGAAACTAACTAAATACATTATATTAACATCACTATTATTAACTATCACCGCTTGTGACAAGATTGGCGGTAGCGGAATGATAAATCAAGCCTTGGGCAATTGGGCTGAGGTTGAACTGCCAGATGGTTGTGTTGCAAAACAAATAGCGGCGGAGGGTAATGCTGGGGTAGCTGTGTTGTGTGAAGATGGTAGAGTGTTTCATTAGGGGCTATTATGATAAAGAATAAATGTATATTAGATAAGCTTAAAATGGACATATATCCAGAAACTAGCGATAAATTATTTTATTGGCTACTAGCCGCCTGGATTTTTATAGCCATTATAGAGGGGGCGCTCTTATGGATATTGTAGAAGAAATCAATAAAATGAAATCGCAAATGGAGTTGCTGAGAAAAGAAAAAGAAGACTTACTGTTAAAGGTAAAAAGAAAAGAAGAGGAAATTGCCACATTAAAATCCCCAAAGAAAATAAATTATAATTGTTATATTCCAAACCATTTCGACCCATATGATACGGTCGTAAGATTAAATCGGCATATAGAAGAAGTTTACGGGTGCGGATTATTTATGTCCAGTTATAGCGGCAGCGAAGAAGAAGATGTCGTTGTCATGTTTGATGAAGAATTGGCGATAAGGAAAATATAATGAGAGAGATTAAGTTTAGATTTTGGGATGATAAATGTAAAAAAATGTTGTTAAATAATGGGGATTGTTTTACACAAACAAATAAAGATATTTATATAAATGGGGATGGGAATATTTATATTGAATTTCAAGACATTCGCAGCATAAAATACATTATAAGCGCGCAGGATTTTATTCCAATGCAATTCACCGGCCTCCACGATTGTGAAGGTAAAGAGATATATGAGGGGGATATATTGCAATATACATTCAGGCCGGATGATATATTGTTTATAGTCAAGTTTACCCAAGGAGCATTTGAGGCTGTCGACCGAGAAGATATCAACAAGAACTATGAAAACTCTTTATTAAGTGACGAAAATGAACACTGCAAAATCATAGGCAACATCTACGAAAACCCTGAATTATTAGGAGAGGATAATGACTAAACACGTGGAGATTATAGCAAAAACACATCATGATTTACGCCGCGGATTGCTCGGCGCTGTATTGAACTCAATAAATCATTCAAATGATGATGAGGCAAAAATATGGCATAGTCAAGCATATACCTCTTGGCACGAATTAACAGATGACCGGAAATCTCTATATCTATGGTCGGCCGAGCGCCTTATCAAAGCGCTTGAATACAATGGATATAAAATAAAAAAACAATGGTGGAGATTATAACATGCTAAACATACCAAATACGCATTGCTGTCATTGTAATAAAGAATTACTCCTAGGCATAGGATATGGCCTAAGACCGCACCATTCATCTGAAATCGAGGAAAGGTTTTGTTTTAAATGCGCATCTAACTTACATCAGATATTTAAAGAGTTGCTAGAGAAAAGAGGTAATGAAAATGCAGGCTGGTAAATATAATAAAAGGAAATAAAAAATGACTGAAGAAACAAATCCAACTTGCGCAGAATGCAGAAAATCAATTAGCCAATATAGAAGATTTGGGCTATGCGATATATGTGATAGAACATTACAAGGCTCGCACCACAGCAAGGATTTTTCTTTTTACTTTGGCGGCGATTTTAGGATAACAGTAGAATCCATCTTTGATCAAAGCGGATTTTGCAGCTTTTCAATGACAGCCGATACATATGGAGATATAAGCAACCCCGCACCACTAATAGCCCTAAGAGATTTCTTAAACAGTTTAAAGCTAGGTGATTAAGTAGGTATCCAGCCGCGTCTTAATACCCTCATTGACCATCCTAATACATAGATTGGCCGACTCACCAATAACATGCTGTGTATCAATTAAGGACGATTGATTAGGTCATGGAGAACCTACACATCATCGGTGAGTCGATAAAAATTTAGGCCCAAAGCCACTCTTCAGGCCTAAAAAGGAAGGAAAATCGAAAGTAATTGCTTCACCCTAATCCTACCCTCTACAACCTAAAAAGTCAAGCGACGCCTTCTCATAACAATATCGATGTAGAATCTTTAAAACATCTAAATAATCATATTTTAATTTATTATAATCATCAGTGATTAAGAATCGATTCGATTTGTTACACCATGCTAGTCCAAATTTTTGCCCATCAGGAAACCCAAGGATATATAATTTATACCAATAATCAGCCCCAAGATAACCAAAAAATATACTATCTTTCAACCCCTCGGGCCTCACAACAACAAATGACTTACACCCGCACCAATCCAATAGGTCTATAACCAATTTGGGCGTCTTAGCACGAAGATTACTTCTCTTCATGCGTCTACCTACCAGCAACCCATTAACATCGCGTAGAGCCTCTTTATTTGAGTTGGACATAACCACCCCTTGCTTTAAAATTTTATTTTAGCACTTGATGCTCACTTTCTCAACAGTAACGGTAACCCGCATCTATCCAAACCGGTACACGGAGATTACACCGCCGAGCCTGTAGGTACTCCGGAAGGTACGAGGCGGTGTATACCCTCTCTAGTACTACTACGTAGTAGTAGTACGAGAGGGTAACTCCCGTTACCGTGGTAGATGTCGCGGTTTTGATACTGAAAATGATTATGTTATGGACTGGTTTTGGGTATTGTTTGGACTGTTTTGGATGCGCTGTACAATGTTTAGGCGTAACACTGGTAACATCTGGTAACGTTACCATCTGTTACCGCCGTTACCGCTTGTTACGCGTTTTGATTAAAACGTGATCATTCGGTATGTTTATTGTACTGTTTGTTTATATTATAAGCGTATTTTTTATACCTACAAAAATCCTTAAGAAAACCTTAAGGTTTGTTTGAGTTATCCACAGGCTGCCAACCAATCGGTCGAATAAATAAACCAGCCTTGGAAGAGTCCGTTTGAATAGATTTTGAGGTAACCTTTGTCTAGCAATAAACCAATGAATCTATCTTTGTTGCTGGTTTTGATGAGTTGTCTTGCGCTGTTATCGGTATGATTTTTGACCTTAACGAGATAGTCTAGCATATGATCTCTTAGGATGTATGGTTTATTATCGTCTGTCTTTCGGCTGCCATTCCATTCCCAAGCTGCCTCAAATAAGAGTTTTGCATTCCTTGTGGCTGCATCGTCCTCCTCTCTGATTATTTTATTTGATTTGGTTAGAATGGCAGAAGTTATGGGTTCATTATCTGAGTCTAACCACCCATCAATAACTACTTCTGTTAATTCAAAAAGGATTGGTGGGGCCTTGGGGTTGTCTTTCATTTTATTTTGAGTAAGTTCCAGTACATCCTCTTTTTTGGCTAGGTGCATGTCTACGTCTATGGCTCCCACCCAAGCTGTAGCGCCCATGGCTCTGGTCTGTGCTGCTTCGGCATGGCCTACGTGATGGACTAATAGGACGGTGCTTTTGAAACCTTCTTTGAGCTTGTCACAGTGATAAATCATTTTTCCTGCATCTTGAGAATCGTTCATATGGCCTGTTATAAAGCGGTGAAGCGTGTCTACAATGATAAGCGCTGGTTCTATTTTAAGTTGATTGATGGCCGCCACGACTTCGTTATAACCTTCTGGCGTATCGAGTTTACAGCCGCGTGAACTAATGTAGAGGGGTAGATTGGTGTCGGTTAGTCGTTTCTCTTGTACCCATGCCTTGACTCTTCTTTTTAGTCCGTTGTTACCTTCACCAGCCAAATAAACGACACACCCGTGATTAACGATATGACTATTCCATGTGGGTAGGGTTGAAGCTATGTGAAGCGCCCAGTCTAAGGCTAAGAAGGATTTACCTATACCGGGCTTAGCATGAAGCATGGTGAGAGAGTCTTTAGGGAGCCAATGTTTGATTAACCACTCTTGGGCGGTTGGTTGTTTTAGTAGGTCGTTTGCATCTTGTAAAAAGGGCGTACCTGATTTTTGAAAGGCATTGTCGCTGATAAATTTCTCTAGCTCCATTATTAATCCTTGGGGGGTGATGTTGGGGGTATAGGCTTCATTATGTAGTTTTGATGTTAAAACTAGCAGGTTTCGTAGAGTTGCTTTACTTCTAACAATATCGATGTAATGAGATAGATTTTGTGTTGTTGGAGTCATTCTTGTTAATTGAATAAAGTAGGTGAACCCCCCTAGAGATTTTATGGCATGATTATTTTCAAAGTGCTCGCCTAGTAGGATTGGATCGAACGGCCTTCCCTCTTCACTAAACTTTGATATAGCCTCAAATATGAGTTGATTGGTTTTATCAAAAAAATGAGATACAGAAAGACTAGCCGCTACCTCTGGGTAACAGGTATTATCAAGCAATAAACATCCTAAAACTGAACACTCTGCATCGATGGCTGATGGCAGAGTTTTGGTCATAAATATCCCTTATTTTTTAGTTGCAAAGAATTTATCTAACATCTTTAGGGCTCTAACCTGCACGGTATCGTCTCGGCCAGAGGCAATTAATCGAATGGTGTATAATGACAATCCGGTTTCTTGAACCAGATAGGCTCTTTTATATTGTCCAATTTTGTCTCGGTAATATTTCATATTAATCATACGGGCCTCATTATTCTTGAATATTAAAGTTATTTAAACATTGTAGCACAAATTCTTGATAATAAAAGTGTTGTGTATATGAAATATTTTTTAAAAATATATTGACATTAATTTTGGAGATGCTATAATCCTCTTGCCTTACATGAAAATGTAAGGTGGGTTTGGCCAATAAGATTTAGCGCCGTATTACGTTAAGTCTGATTGAATATGCCCTGTCAGGAGGGGTTGGTAGGCTTTGTGGTATGCCTTAGACTTGAGTCGAGTTTATTTTAACCCCTTCAGGCGCCAATTTTGTTTATGCGGCATATAGTGTAGTGGGAGCATCTGCCATGGTCAGGACGGGGGTTCGATTCCCTCTGTGCCGCCATGATTGCATTAAGAGTTAACGCCGCCCCTTTTATTCCTGAGGGGTTAAAACATCGCCTTTGCTTGTTTAGCGTGCGTGGAGAAACAAGTTTTAAATATAGGGGTTATTATGGCTAATTTAGAATGTCAATCGTGTAAGGTAGATATGGCTTATATAAGAATTGATAGAGGTGATGTGCGGGAATATTATTATGAGTGTCCTGTGTGTGGAAAGCGTAATGATTTATACCCTTTCAGAAGGCAGCAGGTTTATGTCATCTCAAATAAGTTTACGCATGAGGTGATTGGTGTTTTCAGCACTCCAGAACAATGCAAAAGAAACATGCTTAATCTATTTGAAAAACACAAGGATCCATGTTTCTGTTTGGATAATGTTGCAGCTTTTCCATTTATCACCGTAGAAATAAAGCTGGATAAGGATTGTTATGGCTCTAACTAACATCTACGCGGTAACAAACGAATTTATACGGGCTTTCGAGCAATTGCAAAGCATGGAAGAAGAGTTAACCCCTGAGTGTATACAAGATACGCTTGGGGGTCTGACTCATGAGTTGGCTAAGGACTTAGGCGCTGCGCTAAAGAATGTGGCTATAGAGATGGCTGCTATGCGAGATTATGAGTTAACCATGAAAGAGAAAAGGCTTGCGCTAAAAAGGCAAGTGCAGAAATTCCATGATTATTTAGTGACGAATATGCATTTATGTAATTACACAAAGATTTCTTGCCCTGAATTTACTATTAGCCTCAGGGAGAATCCTGAGGCTGTAGCAATCGATAAGGGTGCGGTAATACCGCAAGACTTGAAGCGTATTAAGTATGAAGATGATAAAATAGCAATTAAGAAAGCAATTCGTAACGGATTGATACTGGATGGGGTTAAGTTGGTTAGAAAGAAAAAGGTTGTTATTAAATGAATCGTAATGATTTATTGTTGTTAGGCCTGTGCGGAATGATGGTTTTAAGTGGTTTGTTGATACTGTGTTTTGGTTTTAAATAAGGAATAAATGTTATGAAGATTGAAAGTACCTCTAATATAGAGAGCGTCACTATTAATGCGTTAGTCTATGGCCGCTCTAAAGCGGGTAAGACACGTTTAATTAGCACTGCAGAAGCTCCGTTTATTATTTCGATTGAAGATAGTTTGTGGTCGTTAAAAGATTTTAATATCGACTATAAGTCTGTTAAGGATATGAAAGGTTTAGCTGAGGTAATGGCGTGGCTATCGACTCCTGAAGCTTTGAAATATAAAACCATCTGTATTGACTCTATTAGTGAATTAGGTGAATTGATATTAGAGTCTGAAAAGATGCGCGTTAAAGATGCTAGACTGGCGTATGGGGCAATGCAGGAAGAGGTATTTAAGATTATTAGGGCCATTCGGGCAATGCCATTTGATTTCTATGTTATTGCCAAAGCCGATAAGTATCTAGATATGAGTGGCGCTACTGTATTTTCACCTGCGTTGCCGGGGAATAAGGCCGCTATTAAGTTGCCATATCTATTCGATATTACATTAGCTTTACGTAAGATTATGCCTGAAGGTTCTAAAGAGCCCGAGACCTTTCTTCAGTGTAAAGAAGATGGTGTATGGGAAGCGGGGGATAAGTCTGGTAAATTAGATATGTGGGAGCCTGCTAATCTGAAGCATATATTTGATAAGATGCGTGATCCGCTATCAAAGCTTAAGGCCGATTTAAAACGTGACTGTATTATTTTGGGAACATCGATCAAAGATGGGTCTACCTCTTTAGAGGAAGGTCTTCTTAGATATATGGATTTATGCACGATAGCAACTAACAACGAAATTAAGTTAGACCCAAAGATTGACGGTCGACTAAAAGAATTATTATCCACTGTACTATAGGAGCTACGAATGAACGATGATTTAGATATGATATTTTATACTGACCAATTGCCTGTTAATGAGAATGCTGAATACAAACCGATAGAAGATGGTTGGTATAAAGCCGTTATTGAGAATGCCGAAGTAAAACCTACTAAAGCGGGAACGGGTAAATATATTCGAGCTGTATTTAAGATTGTAGCGCCAAGCAGCGAGGGAAGATTGATATTTGTAATATATAACATTGCCAACCCTAACGAAGAGGCTGTTAAGATAGGTTTGTCACAACTACGCTCTCTTAATGAGGCTTTGGGTATTACCGAATTAAAAAGCGTTTCTCAATTAAAAGATAAGCTAGTCACAATTAAAGTTGGCACTAAAAAGGGTGTCGACAAGAATGGTCATGAACGCCTTGAGAATACGATTAAGAAGTACGAACCATTTGGCGACAAAGCGGATGTTGCGCCGTCGGTTGAAGGCGAGAAGGAACGCGCTTTTAATGATGATATCCCGTTTTAGTTGGATCACGCCATTTATATGGTGGTTCCTTATAATAACTGTAATCGTGATTATTGGTGGTATATGTTTATTGAACAAATAACTCCGCCTGTTGTTTATGGCGTGATGAAAGATTATTACAAGTTTCATCCGATATTAGATGAGGTGAGCGCTTATTATTACGAACAATTGAATGCCGCTCCACAAGATGGGCCAATAATGGTTTACAAAGCTTATCGAGAACCTGAGTCAATGCGATTGCCGCGCTGGTTAAGTAAAATTTTTAATGGGAGAAAGAAATAAATGAAAAAATATTTATTATTATTAGCGTTGCCGATACTTACTGTGGGATGTGAGCCATCTAAAAGTCAAAAAGATATCGCGGCAGAGCAGCAGTATATCAAAGATATCGTGGCAGAGCAGCAGTATATCGCAGCCAATCATTGTATACAGGATAAATCGACAAGATACCCTAGTGGCGAAATAGTTATTAGCTATAAATGCGATAATAACGCCATGATATATACATCGAATCTGGATAAAGATAATGATAATAGTATATTCTATCATGGCGGCCAATCTGCTGATAGCGGCAGCTTTGCCACTGGGTATATCGTTGGTCATGTAGCCGCAAATGGTTATCGTAGCTCATCGTCAAGAGCGAGCAGCGCAAGAGTAAGTTCATCTGGAGGAGAAGAGTAAAATGAAAAAACTAATTGGTAAAATAGAAGATATACAATTTGCAGCAATTACCGTCGAAAAAGAAGTCGGTATAGAGTATGGGTTGTATATTAAATTTGATTTTGGTAAGAATGGTAAGTGTGATTTTAGTAATTATAGGAGTGGTTTAGATGTAGATAAGAAAGATGAAGATGATGTCACTTTATTTCATTTAGCAGCCCTAACCATGGCTCAGTTACTAGAAGCATCTAAAATCCAATCCTTAGAACATCTTAAGGATGTCTTTATTATAGGATATTTCAATGATGAAAATAAATTAATATCGATTCAATTTGGATTAGATGAAGATGCTAAAGAGGTGTTGTTATAAATGAAATTCACTGACGAAGAACGAAAAGACCTAATCCTTGCGATAGCACCTATCGTTCTTCGTTATCATTATGAGATGCAATATGATTTTGAGCTGTACCCACAATGCCTAAAGAAAAGAATTGAACAAATAGAAATCGCCTTTCTGAACGAATCAGAAGAATGATAAATATATTTTAACTTTTTAATAAAAATTCGTTGACTTTTTCATTAAAATATATTAGCCTTATTATGTGTATTAATAAGGAGTTCGTTAAAATGTCAGATGAATATTACTATCCGAGCGATGATTTATGGCAGCAAGAACAGCTTGAATGGGAAAGAGCCTATTTCAGCTCTGTCTATAATCCAATCAAAGCCAAAGACTACATTATCCGTTTTGAGTATGTTCTACGTGGAACCCCGTGTATTATCGAGGTTACTAAGGTGGATTATGGTCATCCCCGATACCAATCAAAACCATTCATTGATTATAGAATATTGGATATCTTCAATAATATCGATGAAGAATTAACTTTAAGTGTAGATTTGATGGAAGATGAAAGAATAGAATCAGTTATTATGTTAAAGATAAGTAAGGAGTTTAAAATATGAAAGGCGCTATTGCAGGCATTATTTTCGGGGCTATGATTTCAATTGCTATACTAATGCATGATAGACGGCAAGATATGGATGCTAAAGAATTTGCGGCCTATGCTACAGCAAATCATTGCTTTATATTTGAATATGACCAACGCCCAGACGGAAGGGTGGAGAAAAAATGGAGTTGTGAGAATGAAGGGAATAATCAACAGGATGATTCGCAATAGTTCGTTAATAACCGTTTATTTATTGATACTGATGGACACGGCGTATTGTGTCCATTGGTTACTTATTCACGGTTAGAATGTCAGAAATATCTTAAATCGCACATCAATGCTACAATATGAACCTATTGCATACTAAAATAGGTTCATATGAAATACAAATCAGAAGCTATAGCCAAAGCGGCTATGAAACGAAAATCAGCATTTAGTCAATGGAAGCAGCGTTTTAGAGACGCATGGTTAATCTTTTTGTCTGGGGAATGGTCTCCAGATATTCATGAGGATGCTGGGCAAGCTGCATTTGTAAAATGGTTTGAGCTTGAATTTGGTAGCGGTCCTAATAAAAAAAGATTATGTACTAATCCAAATGAGCGTCGCTGTTCATTCTTGGAAGGTGAACGATTAAACGCCATGGGACGGTCTACAGGTGTTCCTGACGTGTTTATTCCTGGTTATTTTTTGTATTTAGAATTTAAACAAAATGAAAAAAGCCCCATATCCGCAGCTCAACTATCATGGCATGATTATTTGCGCACCGAAGGTTATTCGGTTCTCGTGGTTTATGGTGCTAAAGATGCTCGAGAAAAGTTTATGAAGTTTTTATCAGAAGGGGATCCAACAAAGCCTAAATTTCCACATTAGGATATCTATCTTTAGGTAATTCAAAATGACATCCATCCTTGAAATCTTTCCAGTCACCACCCCAAATAATCGGTATATTTAAATCCTTTGCAGCCATCTTCATGGCATCGGCAATTATCTTGTATAGTGGGAAACTCCATACCACGTTACCATCACAATAGGCCCATAAATCTACTGCATGCCCACTTAAATGGCGGCTATCTAGTAATTGAGATTTTCCATTTGCCAGCAATTCTTTTTGACGTTCAACCGTGCGCAAGCCTTCGCCAACAGTAAAATCGACTTTAGTTAATTGAATAGCTCTCTTAACGACTGCAACTAAATCAGGATGAACTCCTTGCAGCCTATCAAGCGAACGTTTACTTAATACAAATCTAGACATTAGCGACGTTTTTTTCCACTATCTTACGAGGAGGAATATTATACATTAAAATATTAGAGATTTCATGTAGCCCGTCGGTAACGTCTTTAATATCTTCTTTATGGGACTGAATGAGTCTTTCTAGGTTATCATTTGTCTTTTTCTGCTCTGTTAACATGTCGAGAATTTGCTGGCTCATTATCTTTTGTTGAGAGGCTATGTTCTCGCCTCGATCTTCAATTCTAACAAATGCTGCTAAAGTCTTTCCCGCAAAACCCGCAATGCCTTTTAAAAACCAAACCGCGACCCCCAAGATAACAGCTTCAATGTTACCCGATGAAAGGAGCGCGGCAAGGTTTACGTTATCCATTAGGCCACTTTCTCCAATACGAAACTCAATGTTAAACTACCGGCAGTATAGTCTGTCGTACCACCAGAATAGGCTATAAACAGCGTACCTGCTGTTGTGGTATTAATAGATACTGATACAGGAAAAGGTAATGGTGTCGATAATCCCCAGCTCGAATTTACTAGCGATTGGACTGTTGCTGCTGGGATAACAGAGAATACATTCGTACCGTCACTGATTTGAATATTTCTATCACCACCGCCGCCAGAGAAGTTTGTACCCACTTTGTTAAGCTGCATTACGCGTATCTTATAACCGCCGCCAGAAACAACGCCCACAGCTTGGCCTGTGGCTAAGTCTGCAAATCCGGCGGTTATATCAAAGCCTTTAAATACTGAAGAAAATCCAGGGCTACTAATATTGGTTGTCATAATGGCTTGTGTGGCATTCCCAGCATCTGAAAGAGTATAAACCGTGGATTGCCCTAACGAGCTAAAATTTCTGATGGTGGTTGTATAATTGCCTGTGACTGAAAGAGCCTCAATACTAACAGTGCTTGTGCCAGATGACGGGAAAGAGGTTACTTTACCTGCTGTACCGCTTAATCCTGCTTGAATATTACCGCCATTAATGGCTGTTGCCGCATCATCATTAACCGTCCCGGCGGTATCGCTGAAACAAGCGATATGATTTGCTATTACAGCCGCAGAAGCCATGACTACTTTAGTTTTAGTGTCATCGGTGGGGGCATACCCTGCATCTTTTAAAAGACCGTCAGTCCCATCAAATACCACAAAATCTCCATCAGTAACAGGTAGTCCCACAACAGTGCCAGGAGTCCCCTCAGAAACCAAGGTCACAACACCATCTGTGTCGATACTAATACCATATACGGATGTTTTTTTATCGGTTGTATAAACTAATGCCATTTGATATTCGGTAAAAACAAATGCGGTGTTGTTTAGATAACCAGCCGTCGTGATTGCCGCCTCATCATCATTCGTATTAATGTAAACCCATGATGGATTAGCGCCAACCAATCCTACTTGAGAAGCCGGCTCAAAAGGAGTAACTTGTAAAATCGCCATAATAATAAATCCTTGTGTTGTTTATGAACAAATATATGTTCCATTATATTATATTTTAATTACTTTTGATACTTGTTTTCTACCCTCTCAATTTGTTGTCTTACCTTTATAAAATCTTCATGTTGAGGGATTTCAAATCGGTCTGATAGAAGGGCTAATTGGCTTGTTATAGCCTTTAGCCATTGATGCTGACTTGGATGTTCCGCTTCTTTCTGGGCCTCCAAGTCTCTTGCCGCATTAAGCTCTATTAAGGCCTCTGCGCTTCTGTGAAAATCCTCGTTGCTAGGCGCTGTATAGCCCTCATTGTATTTCACAGGTATCTTTTGTATATCCACATCTTTGCTATATTCTTGCGGATAAGGGCTATCATTACTCCATGATAGGGATGCTTCAATTCCCATGTATCCTAGAACTGCTACTATATTCATATAAATCTCCTAAACTAATTCAATAACCATAATGACAGCCGCAACTGTACTACCATCAAAAGTCGTCGTTGTATTGGTGTTATTTGTAGCCATTTGAAGCGTATAAGTGTGCGTCGAAGTATCCCCTGATATCTCTGTTCCTGATATATTTACTATTTCATATTGAGGCACCGCGTTCGACCCAGGGCTATTATTAACAATACGCCCGCAATTGATGGTGGCTAGATTTGCAGGCGTCCCTGTGCTTCTGTTAAGTATAAATTTAAATATTCTTGTTGCGGGAGTTGCGGCGGTTCTTTCGTTTTTGGCGAATCCGCCGGCAATTACCCACAATGTATTACTGCCGCCTGCGGGCGTATAATTGATCGTCAGCGATGTATTGACGAAGCTCGAGCTTGTGGTCGTGTCGGTTGCGGAAGATGTGGCATATGCGGCTTTTACAATTTTTGTGTTTTGAGTTAGTGGCGCTGTTAATGTAAATTTACTAGATGCTGAATTATAAGTAAGTATCTTGCCATTTGTAGTAGATAAATCAGCCGCTGGAATACTAAATGAATATAAAGTATTTGAGCCATCATTAAATTGCGGCAGTGGTGTCATGCTGGTAATTGTGGTGTCAATCGCTATTTGTCCAGCAGCGCTTGTAGTTGGTGCTGCGCTATTAGGTATTTCCAAAGAGCCTGCCCCACTGCAATCAATCGTCCCCGTTAATGTTGGCGAATCACTTGCTACAAATGAGCCGCTTCCTGTGCTTCCAGATAAAGCATGTCCTAAAATATTAATAGTCGTCATGGGCGGTCAACCCTCCCAACAGTCTTAATAATCCTCATGGCGCTACCTCCATTAATATCATAAATGCTGGATAAGTGCTGCCTACAATATTAGCGGTGAAGCTGGTTGAGGCCAGCTGTCCAAATTGAAGTTCATAGGTTTGAGCTGAAGTTGCCGGGACTGTTTCAGCGCCTATTAGCTGGACGTTTCTATAAGAGTGCGGCGTAGAATTTGCTGTTAAATTTGTTTTTCCGGTTCTTCCTTGGCCAAGAGTTGCAGCACTTCCGCTTGTCCTTCTAATTCGCATATAAAAAGTAATATCAGTTTGGGTTCCCGTATTAACCCCGACATTGGCATAACAACTTGTTAATACATAAATGGTGTTGGATGTGCTTCTGGGCGTAATAGAAGCGGATAAGCTCGATGATGCAAAGCTAACGCTTGTGGTGGAGTCGTCAGTAGTGCTGGTAGCAACCACATAATTTATCAATTTACCATTAGCCTGCTGAGTCATGGCCAGTTTTGAAGAGGCATTGTTATAAGAAATTTGATAGTTATCTGTGGCGCTAAAATCGGCCGATGCCATACTGAGAATGGCCATCTCTTGTGTGCCATCATAATATTTAATTAATGGCGGATACCCTGTTATAGTATCGTCGAGAGCCATTTGTCCAGTTATACTTAATGATGGCGCCGCGCTAACAGGAAGCCTTAAAAATGATGCCCCGCTCCAGTCTAGCGTCCCTGTTAATACGGGGCTGCTAGAGCCAACAAAAGAACCTGTGCCGGTTGTCCCGGAAAGACCATTTCCAAGTATATTAATCGTAGTCATGGCAACATCTCCATTAATATCATGGTGGGAGAAAATGTGCCTTTATATGTAGATGTAAAACTTCCTGAAGGCACAGAATGTCTTAAGACGTAGGTATGTGTGCTGGTATCGCCCGCTGTTTCGTAGCCGTAGAGAGTAATGAAGCTCCTTGTATCTGTATTTTCTACCGCACCATTATTTACCCCTACTAGAGTAGTCGCTAATGTTGTCGCTGTTCCAGTCGTGCGCCTTAAATCATAAGTAGAATATCCATCCACATTATTAACCCCAATAGTATTGATATCACAGGCATAAGCCATTATCCAAATTTTATTATTAGCATTATTTGGGGTTATATTGGCGGTTAATGTGGTATTAACCATGGTAGTGGAAGATGTGGCGCCATCTGCAGTATCGGTAAAAATAACATATTGAACTAACCCAGATTGTTTTTGCATTACAAATTTGGTTGATGCTAAATTGTAAGCTACTAAATAAGTATCAGTTGTTACAATATCTGCCGGCAATATGGCGGGACAATATTGCTGTGCCGTTCCAAAATAAGTTTGCATCCCGCTAAAATTAGTGAATGTAGTATCAACGGCTAAATCACCCTTAGTAGAAACTGTTGGTGCTGCGCTGTTCGGTATTTTAAGCGTTGTGGCGCCTCCACAATCAATAGCGCCAGTTAATGCGGGACTTGCAGAGCCGACATATGAGCCAGTTCCCGTCGTTCCGTTTAATCCATTGCCAAGAATATTGATAGTGGTCATACGATTGTAAATGTTCCTGTGCTATAATCCACTTCCCAATCAGTATTAGCTGTAATACAGCGAATAGTAATTGAATCATAACGCTCTACGGCTGTTAACGACCCTCCTGTACCTGTAGTTGTGACAGAGCTTACATATCTTATAAGCTGACTTGCATTTTGAGCTATTTTATACAAACCTGCGCCTTTCCCTAATACTCGAACGAAGTCACCTAGAGCTGCTGTCGTTGGCAATGTCAGAGTTACTAGCGATGCATTATTAGCTATATATCCATTATTAACTGCCATGCTTTGACTTGTACCTGTTACTTCTGTCCAAGTAGAATTGCCTGTAGCAGCAATTGTAATGGAATTAGTGCCATTGGTAATAGTTATACCGGTACCTTGAGTAATGGTAGCCGCGGTTGGTGTGCCACTAGTTGCGCCTATAAGTACTTGCCCATCTGTTAAAGAGCCAGACCACGCAGGAACACCACTTGAATTTGTTCTAAGGATCGCACTATTAGCTGTGGCTAAACCAGTTACTGTATTGGCACCATTTGAATAAAGCAATGTGCTAGCGCTATACGTAGATGCAAATGTTGCTGTAGTCCACGTATATTTAGTGCCGTCAGATTGTGCTAAAGTATTTGCTCCACCAATAGCTGAGGTTGTATTAGTTCCTCCGTTTGCGATTGTGACTGGGACATTTAAATTTATGCTTACATTTGTTGCGGTAGCGCTTACCGTAGTTCCTGTGCCATCAGCAATACCTTTTATACCTAATGCTGGACCTAGTCCATCATTTACAAGAGTATTTGTACCAACATTTGTTAAAGTAACGCCAGAAGCTGGATCGCTATTTGTAATAGTAATGCTTCCAGCGCCATTGCTAATAGTGATCCCCGTTCCCTGCGTTAAAGCCGCTGCCGTAGGAGTGGCTCCTGTCGAGCCAATGATAAGCTGGCCATTAGTCATCGTTGATGACCATGCGGGCACTCCGCTAGAGTTAGTAACTAAAGCCGCGCTGTTAGCTGTCGCTAGACCGGTAACGGTATTAGCGCCGTTGGAATAGAGTAACGTACTAGCGCTGTAAGTATTGGCGAAAGTAGCCGTGGTGTTTAACCAATTGGTTCCGTCAGAACGTAATATCGTTCCAGCACTTCCCGCGGTTGCTGGGTAGGTCGCCGTTGTCCACGTATATTTAGTACCATCAGACTGCGCTAACGTGCCGGAAGCCCCGATAGCCGAGGTAGTGTTAGTACCTCCGTTTGCAATAGATACAGGCGTTGATAAGGCGACAGTAATACTTCCTGCCCCGTTGGTGATGGTTATCCCTGTCCCTTGGGTTAATGCCGCAGCAGTCGGTGTACCGCCTGTAGAGCCTATAACTAACTGACCATTGGTCATTGTAGAGGTCCAAGCCGCAGCGCTGGCAGATGTTGAAACTAATACGGCACTCGCCGTCACAGTAGGTAATGAACC